AAGCCAATTAGTAAAAACTTATTGCGGTAATAGTTTTGTTGATTTCTTTTCTAGCAACAAAACAGAAACATTTACACTTGACTGGGGAACATATATTGTTCAGTTAACAGAAAGTCCTGTAAATTCAATAGTAAGTGTGCAAGAACGACAGTCTTATTCTGACTCTTACGCTACTCTTACTACGGGCGCGTATGAATATGCACTTGATTCAGGGACAGATAGTATACTAAGAACACTTTCTTCAGGAAGGTATAAGAACTGGCCTCTGGGAGTAGATGCAGTAAAAGTAGTTTATACTGCAGGGTACAGTGCAATACCGTCAGACTTAAAACTCGCTGTTCTTGACCTAGTTACTTACTATTTAAAAGACGAACACAAGCAGCGACAAAGTATAGCAGGAGCTAGTCTACAGAACCAAGGCAGCACTAGCCAATCAAATAATGTTTCTTTTCCAGATCACATTAAGAGAGTCTTAGACTTGTATAAAAACTTTTAATGGCTCAAAAAGACCTAAAGAAAATACTTGATAAAGTTCAGGCAGCTATTGAAAAAGACTCCACAGCGTATAGAAAGTTAGTTTCTGATAAGAAAGTACACTCAATTACTGTTAGCGTGCAAAAAATTACAACGCAAGTAAAAAGAGAAATGGAAAGCAGGCTGGGTGTTGGGAAAGGAAAGTTACAAAAAACAATAACGGATGTTATTGATATAGAAGTTCCAAAGATGGTAGCTGGAATGTACAATGATGTAAAAGGCTATAATAATGATACAAAGTTTTCAGAAGTATCAGACCTAGTAGGAAGTACTGCTAGATTTACTTTTGTTTTAGCAGCAAAACCTAATCGAACAGCAAACATATTTAACGCTTTTAGAAAGGTAAAGCAGGATAATCAAAGAACCTTACTTAAAAAATTAAGAGCCGCTATAAGAAAACTAAATAAAGGTCGGACCGAAGGAAATCAGATCCGACAGATTGGAAGAAACTTTCTAGATATAGGACACCAAGATGGGTCTGCAGTATCTACTCAAAGAAAGCAAGCTGCACAAGCGGCTTTATATGAGTTTGGTATGAATGCAGGAACAAATCCTGTAATCTCTGCGTTTTTAAAAGATGTCCAGGACATAGTAAATATATCAATCAGTAAAAGAGACGGAGAGCCCGTTGACATTATAGAAGCAGAATTAGAAAGTAAGTATTTAAATAGAAAGAGAGGAGGAGGTGTTGAGAAAGCACTAGCACTTGAACTTGCAAAAGATTTAAAAACAATTATGACTAAGTTTAATCAAGAGTATCCTACGTTAAAGGGCTCTGATTCAAAACTAGATAAAGTAAGAAAGGCAGTTCTAAATCCATTTGCTAAAAAAGCAGCAACAAACCCTGCAATAAAAGCAACTTTTAAAAGCGAAAAACCCAAACCCTCAAACACTAACGCAAAGGGCAAGACTAAAAAGACAAAACCAACAAGAGGAGCACAAAAAAATCTCACAACTATAGATCAAACTCCTGTGTTTGATACTAAAAGTAGAAGAAGCATGTTTAGCTTTATAGCCATGATAAACAAGAAACTTCCTCGAACTGTAGAAAAGAATATGAGAGCGCCCCGCCTTGAAAACCAGTCGGGGAGACTTGCAAGAAGTGCAGAAATAAAAGATGTAATACAGACACGAAAAGGGTTTCCTAGTTTTGGCTACACTTACGACAAAGATCCTTATCAAGTATTTGAAGTTGGAAAAGGTTTAGAACCTTGGGCAACACCAGATAGAGATCCCAGACGTTTAATTGAAGGCTCAATACGAGAGATTGCAGCAGATATGGCTTTGGGGAGATTTTTTACTAGGAGATTATAGTGGCAAATGAAAGACAGTTTACTTCTCGGAGAGCGGGAATAACACGTGCTCTTGCAGATAAGTTAGCAGGCATAGATGGGCGAGGTCTTTTCAAGCAATCAGTCGCAGAAACAAGTCCTAGACTAAAATTCTGGGATGAAGTAGAAGAGTTTCCTGCAGTTCATCTAAATGCAGGGGCAGAGACAAGAGAGTACCAAGGCGGAGGACATAAAGACAGATTTTTAAACGTAACTGTAAGATGTTATGTAAATGAGGAAGACTCAGTCGAGGCACTCGATGAATTATTAGAAGATGTAGAAACTGTTTTAGAGGAGAATAGTAGATTGAAATATCATGATCGAAACGGCCTTGAGCAGTTCACTCAACAAATCACTATCGTCAGTATTGACACAGACGAAGGTGTATTAGACCCTCTAGGAGTTGGAGAAATACTTATAGAGGTTCGTTACTAGGAAAATTCTGGCACGAATAAATATTCACGACCAGTCTTTTCAAGTTCATAGGAGATAATCTATGGCACAACAATTATATTTTAGCCGTGATACGAGAATGTTTATTCAGTTTCGTAACCCTGCTGATAATACAGAGACAGCCGCCAAGTTAGGAGCTGGAAAGATATGGGAAGTGCCTGTTCTTGATGGATACAGCTTTTCTCAGACAACAAATACCTCCGAAATAACTCTCGCAGAGATGGAAAGTACAGCAGGTATTAGTAGAAGGGGTCGTCGTATGTTTACAGACTCTTTGGCACCTGCGGAATGGTCTTTCTCCACATATATTCGTCCCTTTAAGTCTAAGGCAGGAAGTGTGACTCCTGCTGGATCTGTTGCAGCATCTGATGCTACAGAGACTCACGCAGTAGAAGAAGCTTTCTTTGCTTCTATGTTTGGAGCGGACACGTATACAACTGGAAGTGGATTTACTCGTGCAACAAATGCAGCAGGCTCAGGAGGAGGAGTAACAGGAGGAGTTATTACTCCAGGTGCTAATAGTTCTATTATTACTATTCAAGAGTCTAACAGATCAGCACTTACCAGTTTTACTCTATACTTTATGATAGATACAGCAACTAGCAATCCTCTTGTGTACAGGCTTCCAGAAGCAATTGTAAACGAAGTATCTGTTGACTTTGATGTTGATGGTATTGCTACTCTTAACTGGTCTGGGTTCTCAAAAGAAGTACAAGACGTATCTGGAAACGTATTTACAGGCACTTCAGCTCCTGCAAATAGCGCAACTACAACTGACGGATCTACTATCGCTCTTGGAGATATTTTCATTGATACAGACAATGCTGCGGGAAGACAGTTTAACCTTGTAAGCTCTTCAGCTAGTACAATGGGTGTAACTGCAGCTATTGATGAAGGAACTACGAGTACAAAGAACTTTATTCGAAATCGACTAACTTCGGTTAGTATTGAAGCAGCAGTAGCGGCTGACAAAGCCACTACATTCCCAGGTCAGAAAGTAACTATTTCGGCTATGGATTCTACTAATAACGTTCTTACTACTGCGGCAGCTCATGGTCTTAAAACAGGTGATCAAGTATTTATTACTGGAGGAACCGGTGTAACTACCTTGAATAGTACACACCACTTTGTTAGGGTTGGAGATGAAACAAGCTCCTATAACTCCAGCGCTAATGCTACCACTGAGTTCGCGTTATTTACTACAAAAGCAAATGCAGAAGCAGCTAGTGGAACTACGGGACTTGTAACTTTCACAGGTACTTATAATGCAAATACTGCTACAGCTTCAAATGGTAAATATGGCCTTACTTTGACAGGTGGTAACTTTACTATTGGAAATAATATCACGTATCTTGTACCAGAAGAACTTGGTGCTATTAACAAGCCTCTTGAGCACGTAACAGGAACACGAAGTGCTACGGGTACGGCAACTTGTTACCTAACACTAGAAGACTCTGACTTGAGTAGTGGTACTTCCCGTCAGTTCTTTAATGACTTGGTAAGCACGGGTGCTATGAGTCAGGTTGTGAATAAGTTTAAAGTAACTATGGACATCGGTGGCTCAACAGCCGCAACTTCAGGCAGTAATGATCCCGCGTTACAGATCGTATTCCCAACAGCCCACATTACGGTACCGACTCACCAGATCGAAGACGTAATATCACTTGAAACAAACTTTGAAGCACTACCAACAGACTTTGGAACTGCTGACGAGATAACATCACTCACCTACTTCCCAGTAGGCGACTACGCGTAACCAAAAAGGGGCTTCGGCCCCTTTTTTCACTCACCCCCCAAAAATAATTCTTGACATTTTTTGTGGTTTACAGTATAATTTAGTTTTTAAATAGGAATTTATCAAATGGCAGAAGCAGAAACAAAGAAAGAGCCTGTATCTCTAGCGAGTCTTATGACTCCCAGTAAAACAGTAAAAATAGACTACCCTGGGTATGAGGGAATGACAGTTGACTTATGTCACTTAGCAAGGGAAGAGCTAGTTAAGTTACGGAAGCGGTGTCTTATCTCAAAATGGAATAAGAAAACTCGACAGCCAGAAGAACAAATCGATGATGATAAATTTATAGTAGAATATTGTAAAGCAGTAATAAAAGGGTGGAGTAACCTAAAGTATTCATACTTAGAAGAGCTTCTTTTGGTGGATATATCTGGGCTTAACCCTGAAGATTGCTTACCGTATAGCGCATCAAACGCAGAGTTGCTTATGAAGAATGCAACAGACTTCGATACGTGGGTAACTGAAACGGTAGGTGATTTAGAAAATTTTACTCGGAACAAGTAGCTGAAGTACATAAGCTACTTGAAAGATACGTAAATGAACAGGGCCAGATGGATGTTGAAAAATATCTGCGTATATGTGAACAACTAGGCGAAGAGCCTGACCCCGAAAGAATGCCGCTCGACCGATCTGGTTTTCCAGAAGAAGTCCAAGTGGCATTTTTTATATCTGATCAAATGTCAGAAAAATGGGACGGAATGTCAGGAAGCTACCTAGGAAAGAATTGGTTAGAAGCGCAAGAACTATTTAAACTTTATGAAATACCAAACCCAAAAGAAATACTTGGGTTTATGCAAATGCACGATATGTATCTTATGAAGAAACGTTTTGAAGATGCAGAACGCAGACGTAAATCTAAAGAAAAACAACCCAGCGGTGGAAAACAGTACACCCATAATGTTAGAGGATAATGGCTGATAATATAGTAACAATTCAGGTTCGCATTGACGATAAAGGCAACCTTTCTGCTGTAGGTAATAAGGCTGACGCGGCCGCAGGCAAGATGGATAAAGCCAGTAAGTCAGCAGGCACCCTCGGACGTAACATGAAAGGTGCTGGAGAAGCTTCTTCTGGCGCAGGCAAAAACTTTTCAAAAATGTCTCAAGGCATGGGCGGGTTCGTTGGTGCTTATGCAACTCTTGCAGCTAACGTTTTTGCTGTATCTGCTGCATTTAACTTTCTAAAAAGAGCAGCTGATGTAGAACAACTACGAAAAAGCCAAGTTGAGTTTGCTAACTCTACAGGTACAGCTCTTCAATCAGTAACTATGCGTCTAAGAGAGGCAAGTGGGGGTATGCTAGGATTCCAAGAAGCCGCACAAGCTGCTGCAATAGGCTCGGCAAAAGGTTTCAGCCCTCAACAATTAGAAGAGCTAGCTATAGGAGCAGGAAAAGTATCTAAAGCTTTAGGTAGAGACTTTACTGATTCTTTTGATAGGCTAGTAAGAGGTGTGTCAAAAGCCGAACCCGAACTACTAGACGAACTTGGTATCACTCTTCGGCTTGAAGAAGCTACTAAAAGTTATGCAAAAGCTCTGGGGGTTAATGCAAAAGAATTAACAACGTATCAGAGAAGCCAAGCGGTTTTAGCAGAGACACAGAGGCAGTTAAATGAGCAATTTGGAGACTTTGACGGAAACCAAAATGCCTTTGTAAAGCTACAAAAAACTTTTGAAGATGTTGTAAACTTAGTAGCTGAAAAAGTTTTGCCTGTTTTTGAGTTTTTTGCAAACATTATTGCAAATAATATAGGAATAGCTATAGGTGTATTTGCCCTTATAGGTGCAAAAATCTTTGGTACTATACCTGCTGTTGCAGGGTTAGGGGAATCCTTAGATGAATTTGTTTCGAACGCAGAGCAAGGAATTACTTCTGCGACCGAGGATATGGATGAGTATTCCGAGTCTATAGCAAATGCAAAAAAAGAACTACAAGATCAAGCAGACTTAGCAGATAATGCTTTTAAAGGGGCACAAAAAGGGGCACAAAATGTTGCAAAGGATCTAGACGCTAGAAAAGGTTCGGGTCTTGAAGCTTTACAAAAGGGAGAAGAGCCTAGTAAGAGGCAGCTTGCAGGAATGTTAAAAGCAGCTAGAGACAATAAGGGAGAGTATGCAAAGCTTGATACCGATAGACGAGTTTTTTTCATAAAGCAGTTAGAGAAGATGCAAAAGGCTAGTAAAGAGACTAGTAGAAGTTTTGTGGTTCATGCGAAGAGAGCCGGTTTAGGAATGAAAAGCCTTGGTCTGAGCATAAATAAATTTGTAATTCTTAGCCTTAAAAAAACAAGTTTACGGGCTAAGAAAGTTTTTGCTGGTATTGCAAAAGGAGCTATAGGAGCGGGTAAAGCTATTGGTAAAGTATTTAAAGTTGCTGCTATTGGTACAGCTCTTTTTGGAGCATTAGACGCTATTGATAATATTTTGAAGTTTCCTATAACTTTTTTAAGAACTACTATAGATGTTGTTGTAAAACTAGGAAGTATTTTTCAAACTCTTATAAATGGTATATTAACAGGCTTCAATCTAGTAGCAAATAAAGTTAGATCTATTCTTGGAAAAGAAGAGCAAGAAGCTTTTCAACTTGACTTGATTCCCGAAGACGCAACCAATAAACTGATGGAATATTTGGAGACGCTTCCAGTAGTGGGTGAAGCTTTGGACAAGCTCCAAAAGACAGAAGATAAAAATACAGCACTAGCAAAGCAACAAGCGTCTTTAGAAAATTTAGGTGAAGCCGCTAAAACAGTAGCTGCTGACTTAGCCGCTGTAAATGAAGGTTTAGTGGGACAAGGAGCAAGTGCCGAATCAAGTATGAAACGAATGACTGCTATTGGAACAGCAGGCATTTCAGGTCTCGTTCGAAAAGCACTAAAAGATGCTACAACTGGAGAAGGCGATGATGCAGTAGTAGACCCAGAGGCTGCAAAGGCTGGAATGAAAGCGATTATAGATAAGCTTGGAGACGAAGCGAAAACGCTAAGCCCAAGACTACGAGCAGCTCTAGGACTCCCAATAGAAGAAGCTGTAAAAGAAATTAGGCTTATGGAAGATCAAGCTTTAGCTTTTACAAGCAATACTAAACAATTTACGGATGAAATAAAAGCTGTTCAGGAACAGCTAGGAACAGGAAACTTTGAAGCAGCCTTAGAGCTAATAAAGCCTTTAGATAACACAAAGAATAAACTTATAGAGTTAGCGGATGAAACAAATGAGGTTACTGAAGCTCAAAAAACTTTAGATGATGCTTTTGCTTTTGCAGGAGGAATAGAGGCTTATAAAACAACTCTTAAAGAGTTAATTGCCGAAGAAAAAAGATTAAAAGAGCAAAGACAGCAGATAGATATTCAAACAGCTAATACTGCTCTTTTAACATCAGGGCAGGCACAGAGAGCAAAAGAGCGACTTGACATTACAAAAGCTCAAAATGCTGTCGATGAAAATGCACTTGATATAAGAAGAAAGAGAAAGTTATTGGAAGAAGCCGAAGCAGGCCAAGGCGAGTTTGCCGATAACGTAGGAAAAAAAGAGTCACTAGCAAAAGAAATCGAGGATCAAGAAAGACTAGGAGAAACTCTAGAAAATAATGTTCGGATTGCACAAGCCAAAGGCGACGATATTAAGAAGTTAGGACTAACGATAGGAAACTCATTAGAAAGTAACTTAGCGGGAGCTTTTGAAGCGCTAGCAATGGGAACAAAGAGCTTTAAAGAAGCATTTGCAGATATGGCAAAAGCAATACTTGCGGATATCGCAAAAATGATAGCGAAAGCACTTGTACTAAGAATGCTTACCTCTGCTTTTGGTGGGTCGAGTTTCGGAACTTTCTTAGGTATTGCTCCACCTGCTAAAACAGGAGGAATTTTGGAACCTCCTCAATATCGGAACGGTGGAATAGCAAGAAACATGGACTACTCCACGGGTGGAGTTGCCAGAGGAAGTCAAGCAGGCTACCCTGCAATTTTACATGGAACAGAAGCAGTAGTTCCTTTGCCTGATGGAAGAAATATCCCTGTAGAAATGCGGGGAGGAATGGGAACACAGAATAATGTAACAGTAAATGTAACTGTTGATAATAGTGGTGGTAGCCAGCAGAGTAGCCAATCCGATTCTCCAATGGGAGAAAATTTAGGAAGATTAGTAGCTTCTGCTGTGCAAGATGAGTTACATTTTCAAAAACGATCGGGGGGTATTCTTAACCCCTATGGAGTAGCATAATGCCAGATATAGGATTCACAGTCCCTGGAGTTAGTGGACAAGTAATACCAGATAAAACCTTACAAAGACAAACTACTCCTAAAGTGAGAGTTGCTCAGTTTGGAGACGGCTATCAGCAAAGAATCGCAGATGGCTTAAATTCTGTTACTGATGTATTTACTGTTAATTTTGTAAACCGACTAAAGGCAGAAGCAGATGATATAGAAGCATTTTTTAGAGATAAAAAAGGAGTTACAGCTTTTAACTTTACTTTTCCAGACTCTAATTCTTCTTCCAATGATAGTGCTGGAAACCCTGTCACAACAGTAAAAGTAATTTGTAAACAGTGGTCACAACAGTATGGAAACTCTGGAAGTTACTCTATAAATGCACAATTTGAAAGAGTGTATGAGCCATGAGTGTAGAAATAGCTACAGATGCGCAATCGAGTGAGATAGCTAGCCCGATACTATTTCTATATGAAATAAACTTGGGTACGGGTACAAATAATACTTTATTTTTTCATGCGGGTAAAGATTTAGATGGTAGTGACTCAAACAAAGATTTAATATTTGATGGCAATACATATATAGCACTTCCTATAATCATGGACAATATTGAAAAGAAGTCTGATGGTGCAATGACTAGACCAAAAGTAACTATTGCAAATGTTGAAACTTTATTGAAAACAGGTTCCGCTTTTAAGACAGAGATGGCAGATGGAAGCTGGGATTCTTTAATTCAAGGTGAGAATGTAACTGCAGCCAACTTTCAATTCGAGAATCTAATAGGGCAGCGCTTTATAAGAAGAAAAACTCTAGAAAAATACACAGGAAGTGCTACACCTGTTGAGTTTCCTAAAGAAACATTTGTTATTGATAGAATTGCCGATAAAAACTTTTTATCTGTAACTCTTGAGCTGGCTTCTCCCATGGACCTAAGCGGGGTGAGAATACCTGCAAGACAAGTTGTGGGTAAATACTGTCCTTGGCTATATCAAAGACATGGAGCCGATCCTATAAAAAGCGCTTGTTATTGGAAAACCAATGATCAAGTAACTGATACAGAAGGTAATAAATATACTTTTTATTTTACAGAAGATGATGAGCCTTTAGTACACGAAGACCACTTTTACAATACATATTCTAACTCAAGAAAGTCGGCAGAAACCTCTACTATTTCAAGAATAGAAACAACTTTCGCAGGTAGTGGGTATAGTTCAGCTCCCAGTATCACTATTAGTGCTCCCGGTGGCGGAGGTACGACAGCTACAGCTACAGCCACAATTACAAACGGAGCTGTAACTGCTATAAATATTACTAATGCAGGAAGCGGATACACAGACGTGGCTACTGTTAGTTTTTCAGGGGGAGGTCCTTCAGCCGCTGCTACTGCCGTAGCTCGACACAATTTTGGTGCTTGGCAGGGAGACTACTCAAATAGCACTTCATACAAAAAAGGTGCCTACGTTTATCATGTAGTTTCAGGATCAGGAGAGACATGGAGAGCAGAGGCGGATACTCAAGGAGTCACTCCTTCAGAGACTAGTCTTAATTGGCAAGTTGTAAGAATTTATTCGACATGGAATAACTCAACAAGCTATACTGTAAATACTGATCCTAGACAGAATAGTTACGTTAGATATACAGATAATAATGTATATAGAGCAATAAAAGCAAATTCAAATGTAGCGCCAGGTACGGATTCAACTGTGTGGGTTAGAGGAGATAACTGCGGAAAACTTTTAAAATCTTGCAAGATAAGATACCAAGCAGTACCTAATAAAGTAGGTAGCACAGCAGTTCAAACAGATGCAATACCCCACGCTATACATAGTACTCGAACAGCTTTACCCTTTGGAGGCTTCCCAGGAAGTAGAAAGTTTAGATAGTGAATTTAGAAGAAATAGAAGAGCATTTTAAAAACGAGTACCCAAGAGAGGGCTGCGGAGTTCTAGCAGTTGTACAAGGAAAGAAAAAGTTCTTCCCTTGCACGAATGTAGCAGAAGAAGACGAAGACTTTGTAATTGACTCAAAAGAATACATAAAACTTCTTCGTACTACAGATATTGTGGGAATTGTACATAGTCACCCAGACGCTTCTTCGGAGCCGTCTGAGACAGACAAAAAATATTGTAATGCTCTGGGAATACCTTATTACATTTTTAGCTACCCAGAGATGGATCTTACAGTAGTGCAACCAAAAAAGAATCTTACAGAACTATATGGAAGAGAATACGAGTTCGGTGTTTTAGATTGTTTTGAGGCTATGAGAGACTATCTGAAATCCAAGGGAATAGAGATACCCCCAAGAGCATTGTTTGAGGATGACTGGTGGGAGAAAGGAGAGTTAGACTACTTTTCCGCAGAAGTAATAAAAGACTGGGGCGGGCAGCCTGTAGATATAAATACAGACTTACAAGAAAATGATGTACTAATATTTAAAGTAGACGCAGAAAGAAATAATCACTGTGGTGTTTACTTAGGAAATGATATATTTTATCACCATGCGGTAAATCGACTCTCATGCAGGGAAAGCATTTACCCTTTTTGGCATAAATGGTTAGTAGGAGCATATAGATATGTTGCGTAAGGTATACTTAGAAGGAGAGATGGGAGATAAGTTTGGAACAGGTTTTCAAATTTATGCCGATTCTGTCGCAGATGTTATGCGCAACTTAGAAGCAAATTTAGGAGAAGAGATTCGTGGGTACTTAGTAGACTGCCATAATAAAGATATAGGATTTGTTGTGGAGGTTGCGGATAATACTTTTGATACTGAGGCAGAGCTTTTAATGCAAATGCATGAAGGAGATGTAACAATTACTCCTATGCCGGCGGGCTCAAAATCAGCGCTTGGAAAAATACTTGCAGCAATAGTTCTTGTTATTGTAGCCATATATGTTCCTCAGATGCTAACACAGTTTCAAGGTGTATCAGTAGGACTAGGGGCACCTGGTAGTGGTTTGACGTTTACAGCTGCGAGCAAGACTATTGGAACATTTATGGGGCTACAAGCGGGTACGATATCATTAGGCTTAGGATTAATGGCCGCTAGTTTAGCTATGATGGGAATTATGCAAATGATGGCTCCAGATCCTGCAGTTGACCAAGCTATGCCTGAAACTTACTTATTTAATGGCCCAGAACAAAATGTTGTACAAGGAGATCCAGTACCCGTCCTTTATGGGAGACTTAGAGTGCCAGGACAGCCTGTAAACTTTGAGATAGCAGGAACAGGAGTTAAAAAAATTACACACAGTTTTAATGAAGACGGAAGCAGCTATTCTACAGAAAATAGTAGTGAAAGGGAAGAACAATAATGCCTATTAATTGGAGTGCCCTGGATTCTAGAAGTGGTTTTAGGCAAGAATATACTGCAACAAATTATGGGGCAAGCGTATCTCAATCTCAACATCTTCTTGTAACAGATGTAATTTCAGAAGGCCCAATAGGAGGCTTGGTAGAGGGAGGAACAAGTGTTTTTGTAAATAGCGATCCAATTATTGCGAGGGGCACTAGTCCCTACATTGCTCCTGCAGGACAAACTATTACTCTTACTTCAGGCTCTACTTCTGCAACCGTAAATTTAAATAATACTACTTTCCAAGAACTGTATACAGCCGACTATGGAAAAAGGTATCTTAGTATGTGGGGTGCTTACCCCGGTATAAAAGCAACTAGTTCTGCTGCTCCTGTGGCTTCAAATAAAACTGCACAATCCGAAGGTACAGTTACTGATGGGTGGGAAATTGCCCTTACTCGCACTAGCGGAACTGCATTAGCAACTTCTTTTAATGCTCCTTCAAATAGGGTGGCATACGGCGAAGTTAGCAGTTTTAATATTGTAGATGGTACAGTAAGAGCGAGCCTGAAAACAGGAACAAATAAAAAATCAATAGCAGGTATTTTAACTGGTATAACTGGAGGATCTAATAATTTTACTTTTAAAAGCAAAGACAAAAGATTGCTTACTGAATTATTTGCAGATGCTGATCACAATGGAAGTACAGAGCATACTTTATTCTTGCACTTATACTTAGAAATTGCCGGTATTTCAGGCACTACCGTAACTCTTGCGAATGCTTCTCCTATTACTCTTACTAAAAGATTTGGTATCACTGGCCCTCAACGTCCGACTACTGGAACCTCCGCATCAAGTGAACTTGCAAAAATTAAGAAGTACCCAGGAACTGATTTCCAATTTAATCCCGGAACTATAGATCAGGAGCCCTTGATTGGGATAGACGGAGTAGCGGGCACAAACTCCGTTGTTTTAAATAATATTAGTAGTACCGCTCTTGAAAAAGATACACCTATTATAATTACAGGTACGGGAGCCCAAGCTAGTTTAATTGACGAAGTAAAAATAGTGATAGCATATCCTAGCGGTCTTTATAGTATAGACGAAGGGAACGGTAAAAAGTTTAGTGCAGCAGCTGCCTATAAAATAGAACTCTCTGTTGATAGGGGAGGAAACAGTTTAGACACTTTTGAGGTAGTTCCTGGAAATGGGACATTCGGAGGCGTGCCTGTTTTTACAAATGAAACTTGGCAAGAAAGTGCAGTAACTTTTGAAACTAGAGTAAATTTAGAAGATTTCCAACCTTTTGCTAATTTTAAAATAAAAATAACTAGACTTACAAAGCATAGTTTCACAGAAGGCGGTGGTACAGTACAGATAGGTTCTTTACAGCTTTCTGGAGACGAAGACCACAAAATTATTGGCGCTGCACAAATACAAGCAGTAACAGGTATTATAAAAGAAAAACTAAATTTTGCATATACCGCTTATGCAAATCTTAAGTTTTGGTCAAAAACTTTTGGAAGTATGCCAAAGCGTACCTATGAATGCTATGGCTTAAAAGTAAAAGTGCCTTCAAACTATGTAACACGAGAAGAAGCAAATGGTATATCTGCCAACTACAAAAGAAATGTAAGCACAGGAGCAATAGAAAGCACTCCTCAGTTTTGGGATGGAAACTTTCGAGATGAATTAGTTTATACTGACAATCCTGCTTGGGTATTTCATGATATTCTTACAAATAATAGATATGGACTCGGTGACTATTTAGAAGCAGGTGATATAGATAAGTACTCGTTATATAAAATTGCCAGACATTGTGACGAGTTAGTTCCTGATGGTAAAGGTGGGCAGGAGCCTCGTTTTCGTGCGAATATATACTTAACAAAAGCTACAGACGCTTATAAAATAATGAAAGACTTTGCCACAGTTTTTAGAGGTATACTTTACTGGGCAGACTCTAAGTTTTTTGCAGTAATAGATGAAAAGAAACAACCTATTTTTAATTTTTCCCGTTCTAATGTTATTGATGGTCAATTTAGCTATGAAACTACAGGTGATAAGACTCGTATAAATCAAGTAGTTGTTGAATGGAACAATCCTGATAACGAGTTTAAATTAGAACCCCTAATAATTGAGGATAGAGAAAATCAAATAAAAACTTCTAAGATAAGAACTGAAAAAGCTATTGCATTTGGTTGCACTTCCGAAGGTCAAGCAATAAGGTATGGAAGATGGAAACTTTGGACTTCTATTAATCAAACAGAGGTTGTAAGTTTTACAACTTCTCTTAATGCATCTTTTCTAACTCCGGGGGATATAATAAATATTCATGATGATGTAGACTACGAAATACCTTTCAGCGGAAGAATGTCTGACTACAGCTCAGGAACTCCAAGTATTACTTTAGATAGAACTATTAACTCTCATTTTTCAGGCAGCCACAGTTATATTATAGCCGTGTTGCTTCCTAAAAGAACTATACTTTTAAATCAAGCTAGTGCTACTATTGCAACTTCTGGAGGCGATGCAAGTAAATCTAGAGGGGACGAAATAACAGAAGCCACTGTACAGGGGGCTGTCAGAACTCTTATACACAGTACAACAGGCACTGTAAATGGAGCTGTAAATAACTCTAAAAATGTTACGATGGATGCTTCAAACTCTTTAATAGCTGTAGGAGACACCATCACAGGAGCAGGAATAGACAGAACAATAACTGTAGAGGCTGTAAGCGGCACAAGCTTAACTCTATCTGACCCTCAAACGCTTGCGGATAATATAACTCTCACTTTCGAAAACCCAGAAACTACACAGCAAAACATCGCTAGCGCAGTAGATACTAGCGGGGATCCTTTAAATTTACAATATGAAGAAAGCACTATTGTGGAAGAGAGAACTCTTACAACAGGCAGCACTACAACTTCGGATGGCAAAGATACAATACCTTTAAGTTCGGCTTTTTCCGTAACTCCTTTGTCTGGAGCTGTGTGGGCGGTTAAAGAGATACCCTCTGGAGAAACAGAGGGAACTACGGCATCTTATAAACAGTACAAGATACTGAGTATTGCTGAAGATAATAACGCACAGTTTGGTATAGTTGCTGTAGAATATTATGAGTCAAAATTTGATGCCGTAGACAGTAAAGAGTTTACGGTTGCAGCAGATGATCCTCTATATCCACCCGAGAGAACAGAAGAAGTTCCTGCACCTAAAAATTTAAGAATTTTAAGAGAGCCTTTAGCTTCAGAACCTGGGGAAGAGTTTACACTTATGTGGGATCCCCCCGATCCACTGTCTAATACAGGTGTATCAGAAGTTTACGAAAACTTAGCAGAATTTGAAATTACTCATGACGTAGAAGGACTAGAGAGCCCTATTATAAGAGGGGCGGAGACTAGGTCAGAGCATTTCACAGGCGTTCCTAATGGATTTCATACTTTTGGAGTTAGAACTAAAAGTGGTTTAGGAAGAATGTCCGCCCGAAGTATTATAGAGGTACAAGTTAATGACATATTTGATGATGACTTCCCAAGAGTTTGGGGTGGAATAGTAAGAGGCGGTTTCTCAAGTGTAGACGTAGATGTCTCAAATAGTGGTGCAGATAAAGGAACTTTGAGATTTGACTCGGACGACTTTGTTGCGGCTCCTTTGCACGACCCTCAACTTGCAAAAAGAAATACTTCAGCGGATGCAAACAGCTTTAGCTTAGACTTAACACCTCTTGCAAATGCAAACTATCCCCAACAAAGCGGTCCTGGCAACGCATTTGACTGGGGCTATGCATTCATGGATTTTAGTAAGCTAGATGCTTCGAACCCTAATGCTGATGCTCTAAAACTCATTGCTTATAAAAGAGACACAACCCTAGACTTGACTTACTGGTACGATGTAACTAAGTTTCTTGCTAATGCCAATAATATATGGACGAGTGTGGGAAATGTAAATGTAACTCAAGGGTCTGTAAAAGTAACTGCTTCTTCAAGTATATTTACAGGCTTAGAAGTGCCTGAGTCTCTAAAAATAGGAACTGGCTTCGGAGCAAAAGTAGCTTATGTAGAAAGTGGGACAGTTCTTTATATGGACAGACCTTGGACGGCTGCTAGTGCAACAGGACAAGCACTATCTAAGCAAGAGCTAGAAATCAACTATAAAGATGACTTCATTATATCTCCAGTAACGTTTCACGCGGCAGGAACAGACGATGATAGCAGTAGCGGAAGATATGGGCTTGGAGGTGGAAACGGGGGTAACTCTTTCCTCGTTCTGAAGCCAGAACTAGAAAAACAAGGAAGAGCAATAGTAGTTGACTCAGATGTGCAGTTCTTAGAGTATAATGCTGCAGAGGCCCAACAGAGTGCTGCAGATATAAACTTAACTTTACAAGCGGTAGGATTTCAAGAGGCAGAATTTCAAGTTACAGGAACTGGTTTTAATTCTGTAAGTACGGCTGCAAGCTCTTTTGAATTTGCAGATCTAACCGTTACTGATAATAAAGTAAGTATAAAAATTCATGAAACGGATGACCAGGCAAGCATAGCTTATAATAGTGCAGCACCTTTGTCTTTTACTATTACCGCAAGAGAAAAACAGTTTCCAAATGCTACAAATAGACAAGCAACAGCGGTGTACAATATTGGAAAGATACGAGAGGGTTCTCAAGGTAACTCAACAGCTTTAGTATACTTGTATAAAAACTCAACTAGCGCTCTTACCTCAAGCGACATTGATAGTAATTTTCCAACTGTTACTGTTACTTTGTCGGGAACTGGGGCAGGAACAATTACAGCAATCTCTTCTGGCTCTATATCAGGTGCGGGACAGATCGCAAGTACAGGCTGGCATAAGACTCCACAAACAATAGGAACAGGTGAAAAAGCTTATGTAGTTGCAGCTACTGCAAATGGCACAGGCTCAACAGATACTATTGCTTTTGGTGAGTGGTCTGATCCTGTTCAGTTTACAGGCTCAGATGGTCTTAACTCAGCTACTGTAGAGTTATTTCAACTTACAAATAGTACAAATGCACCTAGTGACCCAAATCAAACTCTTACTTATACTTTTGCAGATGGGACACTAAAAAATAGCTCCAATGCTACTTCAGGAACAGGTTTCAATAGCTGGGTAAGTCAGGCAAGCACTCCTGTCGCAAATAACAAATACTTATGGAAGATAACTGCGGCAGCGATATCTAGTGCGGCAACTGATACTATAGTAGGAAGCAATGGCTCAAGTGAGTGGTCAGATGCAATACTTGCAGCACAATTTGGAGCAGAAGGAGCAGCAGGACTCAGATCAATACAAGGGTACTTATTTTACGAAAGTACAGGTACGAGTGCGCCTGCAAAGCCTACAGGAAACACATACAGTTTTAGTACAGGATTAGTAACAGGTACAGGTATAAATGACGCTGGCACAACAAATGTATGGAGAAACACGCCAAGGCCTCAGGATCCTGCGGCAGGAACTACACAGTGGACTATTCGTTATTACGGAACGGAAGCTTCTGCAAGTTCGTCAACAATTGGGGTGGTTTACTCAACAAACAATGGAGTATCTTACACAAACTTCACAGGTGTTGTAACTTTTAATGGAGGAACCTTCTCTCAAGGAGGTAATGCGGTATTTAACACTACTACTATTGATGGAAGTAATATTACTACAGGAAGAATATCTTCAGTAGGGAATACAAGTCAGTATGGTACTGACGCAAATGGAAACTTTGCAACAGATGGAACACATTTTGACCTAACAAATGGAAGAATTCGATCGCCTGACTTCTATATAGATGGTAGCGGTGCGAAATTTAAAGGAACTATTCAAGCCTCGAATTTTACAGGCACGAATACACTTTCAGGATCGGGCAACACTGTAACAATAGGAGCCGCTAGTCAAATAGTTCTTGATGGCAATAACCAACAGATTAAAATAACAGACGGAAGTAATACTAGAGTTAAGCTCGGTAATCTAGCTGTCTAATAACCACCTTAAAAATAAAACTTGACTAAGAAGGTCCTTTGAGATATAATTTCAAAATGGAGAAAATACATGAGCGCAGGAACATATAACTTAGTAATCGACCAAGGCTCCGACTTTGCCTTAGACTTGATCATTAAGCAATCAGGATCAGCTTTAAACTTGACCAACTATACAGGTCGGGCACAGCTGCGTACCTCTGTGACTGCTAGCTCAGCTTCTGCAACCTTTACAGTCACAAAGACAAATGCTGCTGGCGGCGCATTAAAAATGGAACTCTCTGCCTCAACTAGTTCAGGCTTGGCGGCAGGACAATATGTGTATGACTTAGAAATTTTCACTTCGGGAGATGGTATTGTGAAAAGAATACTACAGGGAGATGTAACTATAACTCCAGAAGTAACAAGATGAGTACACAGACTACTTTACAAATTACAGAGGATGTTACTGATGTCTCCGTATCAGGGGACAATATCGAAGTATCGATTACAGATGACGTCACAGAGGTAGAAGCGTATACTCTTGCAATTCCTATAAATACTCCTGGGCAGCTTGATGCATCAGCTGTAACCGTAACACCTTACAATACAATTACTTCTAATACTTTAGAAGGCGCTTTAAAAGAATTAGCAGATCAAAATTTTAGGAGTGCCTCTGCTCCAAGCGGTGATAGAGTAGAAGAGGGAGATACTTGGTACGACACAGACGACGACCAATTAAAAGTCTATAGAGAAACGAGTTCTGGGGTCTTTGCATGGGTTCCAATAATGGTTGGAAACATATCAGCTGACTCAGATACAGTAGACGCAGGATCCTACTAGGATATTCGGAGCAATAAATGTCTCAAACAATTAAAATTAAACGTACTACGGGTACAGGCAAAGATACCTCTGTAGAACAGGGAGAGCTATTTTATGCCTATGGATCTGGTGGAACTTATGGAAAGCGTCTTGCGATTGGTCATGTAAACGGTGGTGGAAACACTCCTGAGATCATTGGTGGCTCTTTCTTTATGGATATGCTCGACCATACCGCGGGTGCTCTTACTGCAAGTAGTGCTTTACTTGTAGACTCAAACTCAAAGATTAGTGCTCTCAAAGTCGGAAACTCAAACGATGCTGGAAGTATTGAAATGTTTGAGGGTTCTTCCAACGGTACTAACTCAATTAAACTTGTAGTCCCTTCAAGTATTGCTAGTGATATAACCTATACACTACCTGGAACTGTAACTAGCGGGCAGTTTCTAACTACTGATGGTTCTGGTAATTTATCTTTTTCCGCAGTAAATACAAGTTTTACACTTGCAGCAGATAGCGGATCGAATGATACTTTTAGCACAGGAGAGACTCTTACTTTTGAAGGTACAGCAAACGAGATTGAAACTACTGTATCAAATAATAAAATCAATATTGGATTCCCTACAAATGTAACAATATCGGGAAATCTTACTGTATCTGGCACAACCACTACTGTATCTTCCACAACTGTAAATGTTGCCGACTCTATGCTCTCTCTTGCAACAGGAAACAACTCTAGTGATGCGGTTGACATCGGATTCTACGCACTATATGATGACTCTGGCTCACAAGATGAATACACAGGTTTCTTCCGTGATGCAACTGATCAGAAGTGGAAGCTATTCAAAAATCTGCAAGCCGCACCTACTACAACTGTAAATATTTCCGGAACTGGTTATGCGATAGCAACTCTTCAAGCAAACTTAGAGAGCTCAGCCGTAGATATTACAGGTGGATCAATAACAGGTATTACAGACCTCGCAGTCGCAGACGGGGGAACAGGACTTTCAGCAGTTGCAAAAGGCTCTATACTTGCAGCAAATACAGCAAACGTACTCACAGCAGTAGATGGTGGTGGATCAACAGATAAAATGTTATTATACACAGCATCGTCAGATACGATTTCATGGTCAAAC